CTCAAAGTGGTTTGATTGGTCAGCTATATGGTATTGATATTTATGTATCATCTAACTGCCCAGTTATTGAGGATGCAGGTAGCAATAGTGCTGGCTCTTCAGATGTTCGTGGTGCATACCTTATTCATAAGGATGCAATCATGCTTGCCGAGCAGATGGCTGTAAGGTCACAGACTCAGTACAAGCAAGAGCATTTATCGACGCTCTACACCGCAGATACTCTGTATGGTGTACAAGCCTATCGTCCAGAAGCAGGATTCATCCTCTGCGTTCCAGACGTATAAGATGAGGCATAGAGGGGGGCTTTGCCCCCTTCTTTCATCTCGTGGCTAAAGATCCTAAGCTCAAGAAAGCTGGAGTCTCTGCTTATAACAAAGCTAAGAGGACTCCCAATCACCCCACTAAAAGTCATGTTGTTGTTGCCAAGAAAGGCGACAAGACCAAGTTGATTAGATTTGGTCAGCAGGGCGTAACAGGTGCGGGTAAGAATCCCAAGTCTGAAAAAGACAAAAAACGCAGAAAGTCTTATTACAAAAGACATAATGCACAAGATCCTAACCCAGATTTTTTCAGTGCGAGATATTGGTCGCACAGAGTTAAATGGTGATGTAGATGGCAGTACGAATTAAAGTAAGGCGAGAAACGGGTGGTGCAGGAGATACACCTACTACTTCTGATCTTGAAGCCTATGAAATAGCTCAGAATACTGCTGACAAACGATTGTTTGGTAGAGATGGCAGTAACAACATATTTGAGTTTGGTATTAACCCTACATCTGTGACTACGGGTGCAATAACTGCATCTGGAACAGTTACTGTTAATGGAACCCTCGTAGCATCTAATGCCACCCTAACGGGTGGTTCAATTAATGGTATGACAATAGGGGCATCGTCTGCCTCTTCTATAATTGGCACAACGATAAATGGCACAGTCATTACTGCGTCTACTAATTTTTCAGGAAACATAACTGGAAACGTAACAGGAAATGTCACAGGTAATGTTACCGGAAATATTACAGGCAGCGGGTCATCTACTCTTACAACACTTGCAACTACTAATTTTACGGCAGGAGGACTGACATATCCTACGTCAGATGGTTCTGCAAACACCGTATTGGCAACAAATGGTAGTGGTGCGTTATCGTTTATATCGGTATCTGGAGCATACGATTTAGCAAGTCAAAGCGAAGCAGAAGCAGGAACTGAGACAGCAGGACGTATATTTTCTCCACTGCGAGTTAAACAAGCTATCGATGCGCTTGCATTAAGCAATCTTGTAAGCGATACAACACCTCAGTTAGGTGGAGATCTGGACGGTCAAGGCAAAGACATTACAGATGTTGGTGTTCTGACAAAAGACACTGCTGCCCCTATATACGGATCATCTAGCAGCCCCATCGTTTTGACGGTAACAGTGGCAAGCAAAACAGCCGCTCATGCCTACAATGGGGATGGAAGCTCAAACGGTTATTTTATAAATGGGGTTGAAGCTCCTGCAATAGAGCTTGGCGGTAGTGATGCTGCTACAGCGAACACCGAATATGTTTATAAGTTTGATCAGTCTGATGCGTCAAACTCTGGGCATCCTCTTGTCTTTTACTTAGATGCTGCAAAAGCTACGGCATACACTACTGGAGTCACGACCTCTGGCACTCCAGGCTCATCAGGTGCATATACTCAGATTGCAGTTGATAGCGAGACTCCCAAGATTCTCTATTACCAATGCTCATCCCATGCCTACATGGGTAACTATGCGGTTGTTCCTGGGTCTTTATCTTTTAGTGCAGGAACTCTGAGGATCGCGGGAACAGCGGTTACTAGCACAGGTGCAGAGTTAAATGTGTTGGATGGTATACCTGGGACATTAACGGCTACAGAATTGGGCTATGTTGACGGCGTTACCAGCAGCATCCAAACCCAGCTAAATAATATTTCTGTTACAGGTGGAACGCTGACCAAGACATTTTTGGCAGGAGAGCAAGCGACTATAACTCTTACCAGTAACGTGCTTGTTCCAAATGTATCGGTCACAAAGGAAATATCTCAGACCGGATCAACCAATAATGATTGGCTTGTCAATTCATCATCAGAGAACTACACAAGATATAACTCAGCGGCTGCAACTACGCTTGATTTTAATACCTATGACGTAAGCACAGCTTCTTTTGTAGATAGTTTTTCTATTAGCTCCCAAGACAGTAATCCCAATGGATTAGCATTTAATGCTGATGGCACAAAAATGTATGTATCGGGAAGGGATGGTGATGATATTAATGAATATGCGTTAAGCACAGCATTTGATGTTAGCACTGCATCCTATACGCAAAATTTTAGTGTTTCATCTCAAGCGGCACAGCCTTCTGGCTTGTCGTTCAACACAGACGGCACAAAAATGTTTGTGATAGATTTTGACGGTGATGATGTTAATGAATATGCCTTAAGCACTGGGTTTGATATTAGCACAGCTTCTTATACTCAAAACTTTTCAGTCAGCGCTAAGGAAACACAACCACAGGATGTCGTTTTTAATAGTGATGGCACAAAAATGTTTATTGTTGGGCCTAGTTCTGACTTTGTTCATCAATATGCCCTAAGCACAGGGTTTGATTTATCAACTGCATCATTTACTCAGAGTTTTGATGTTGGTAGTCAAGAGAGTAGTCCAAGAGGTCTAGCATTTAATTCAACTGGGACAAAGATGTTTATCGTTGGAACCACTGGACAGGATGTAAATGAATATGCCCTGACAACTGCATTTGATATTTCTACTGCTTCTTATACTCAGAATTTTAGTGTGTCATCGCAAGACACAGCACCCAAGTGCATAAGATTTAATACTGATGGCACTAAGATGTTCATTTTAGGTGATACCGGAGATGATATTAACGAATATACGTTATCAATAGAAAAGGTCACTTTAGGATCTGGTTCATTTGCTTCCGCAGATGTTGGGAAAGTAATTGAAGCAAACAGCGGAGTATTTGTGCTGACATCTACAGCAGGGGCTGTTACACAAATCACAGCACCTACTTCATTTTCTCAAGTAGCTTCAGGCTCTTGGCAGCTATATGGTCTCCAGTTTAATACAACAGATGGAGACCTAGAGCTTGCTGGTCAGGTGTCAAGGGATGTATCAGCGGCTGTGCATTTAGATACGTTTGATGTAGAGAATAATGAAGGTAACCCAAATGGACTCACATTCAAGTCTGACGGCACGATTATGTATGTCCAAGGATACAATACAGACAAGATATTCCAGTATACCTTATCCACTGCTTTTGACTTAACAACAGCATCATACGCAAACAAGTTTATCTCCATATCAGGTCAAGACAGCACCGCAGGAGGCTTGGCTATTAGCAGTGATGGAACAAAAATATTCTTTGCAGGAGATCAATCTAATGCTGTTTGGGAGTATGCACTCAGTACAGCGTATGACATAAGTACAGCATCAAGCACAGGATCATTTAGCGTTTCATCACAAAGCACCGCGCCGAATGGTTTAGCATTTAACAATGACGGCACAGCAATGTATGTCTGTGATCCAGATGAAAACAAAATATTTCAATACACTTTGACTACTGGTTTTGACAGGTCAACAGCAAGCTATGCTAATAAGTACATTAATGTAAATAATGAAGAAAGTTATATTGCTGATCTTGCTTTCAATGAAAATGGCACAAAGATGTACATAGTAGGTCATACAAACTATATACATGAATATGATCTATCAACAGCCTTTGACGTAAGCACCGCCTCCTACAATGGCAAAGAGTTTAATGCGTCATCGCAAAATTCAGAATTGTCAGGAGTCTTTGTTGCACCTGACTCAGTAGGCAAAATATACATTGTTGGAAGAAACGACGATCATGTAGATGAGTATTCAATATTATCAGCCACGTATCCAACTACAGGCTATCACGCAGCACACACTGCTCTATCTACAGACTCCACATATTGGACAGACATTAACTCAATGACTGCCAGTGAGTCAGCGGGTTCTGGCAATATCTACTACTGCGTATCAACAGATGACCGAACAACGTGGAAAGTAGCCAAAGGAACTGACGGCGAGAGAAGCATAGTCAGGAATAACTCAGGCACTTGGCAGTACAACTCCAACGGAACCTTTGGTTCTACTACTTGGGTAAATGCTTCTGTGAATGCAGAGCTTTACGCTATACAGGAGGCAATGACGGGTGCTACCGCGACTGTTCCCTATGATCTTGCAAATTCAACAGAAGTAACATTTGCTTCTGACCCTGGCGTTGGAGGGACAAACGCTTTTGTTTTAAAGTCTGATGGTACAAGAGCGTACTTTCTTTCAACAACGCAGGGAATCTACTCTTCTAATCTGCCCAGCGCATTTACAGGATCTGGTGGTAGCTGGGTTGCGGCAGGAACAAATAACGCAATACTCAGTCAAGAAAATTCACCTAATGGCCTACGTTTCAAAAGTGATGGAACAAAACTGTATGTAGTTGGCTATCAAAACGACACAGTATATCAGTACAGCTTGAGCAGTGCGTGGGATGTTACAAATATGAGTTACGACAATGTTAGTTTCTCAGTTGCTTCACAAAGTACAAATCCAGCCCACTTAGCGTTTAGTGAAAACGGAAGCTATATGTATGTTTTTGATGGAAATAGCAAAACAGGCTATCAATATAATCTTAGTACAGCGTGGGATATAAGCAGCGCGTCATACAGCAATAATTCTTTTTCATTATCTAGTCCAAGCGGAGCAACAGGTTTAGATGTAGTCGATAATGGTACTAAAATGTTTGTTTCGTTTACCAATTTAGTAAAGGAATACACATTAAGCAGTGCATACGATATATCTTCTGCTAGTGATTCAGGTGACAGTAAAAGTTTTAGTTTTAATAGTCCTTCTATACAAATACTTGATAGCGGCGGGTATATGGCATTGGCTGATGGAAATGAAGGTTATTTGCAAGACATAAATGTCTCAACATCCTATCCAAACCAAATGAACAAAACTCAACTTGACGCTATTCCTGATGCCAACCACTTTACTCTGGGTAATGATCTTGATCTAGCAATCATAATGAATCAGGGCAGCGGTGCGACAAGCCTACCAAGCAGTGACGGTGTAGCAATTAATTATGATGCTGCTGTTCTTAACCAGGGAGCAATACACGGCACAGATTATACGTTTGATGCTCCTGCACAAAATAAAGTAAGAATTAAATCGATTAACGCAGCAAATCTTAAAGTGAGAATAGTGTGATCGATGAAAATACTTGTTGTTCCGTTTTTATTGATGCTCTCTAGTTTGGCGTTTTCGCAAACCCAGACAGAGATCACTACGACTGCAACAAGCTCATCATCAAACGTCAACACCAATAACAACACGAATACAACGAACTACACAGGAACCTCGACAAATAACAACACAAATAACTCAACAATCAATACAACTACAACCGGAACCAATCTAAATACAAATGTAAATTCAATGGATTATAACGGTCTTATTGAAAATATTAATACAAGTACAAGTAACAATACTAATACGAATGTTAATAACACTATCACAACAAGCAACTCTACAAACATAAATACAAATAACACTACAAGCAATTCAACGTCTAATAGCACGAGCTTTACAACAAGTAATAGCGTTAGTGACATAACAGCTATGAACACAAATAACAATGTGAACAATAGCCAGAGCATCAGCGACTCAACGCAGCGAGTGACACAAAAGGTGGAGTCACCCCCGCCAAGTGCTATCGCGCCAAGTATTGGTAGCAGTTATAGCCAAGACCTCTGCACAACAGGCATATCAGGGGCAGTTCAAACACAGATATTAGGTTTGTCTACAGGTCGATCAGTCAGAGATATAAATTGTGAGCGAATTAAGCTAGGTAAGACTTTGTATGACATGGGTATGCGGGTCGCAGCAGTTAGTCTTATGTGTCAGGACTATCGCGTATGGTCAAGCATGATGAGTGCTGGAACGCCCTGCCCGTATGATGGAAAGATTGGTGA